AAAAGGTCTAAGTTTCGAACCTTTTTGTTGTAAAAGGTGCTCAACGTTAGCTCTGTATTGATTGACAAAAGCTGTTGTTATTTGAGTTGACATACGATTTTGCCTCCGTTAGTCATTGTTTTTATTATTAATCGAAAACGCTACCCAAGTATAACCTTAGACATTTTCTCCCTTGTTTACGTCTGTGGGTACAGTCGACGGATGGACCTTTCGGCTACCCATCATCATCTACTATATAACTAGTAGATAAATTCGTACAATCTTTTTTTATCCTGGCGTAACCGGAGTTTCATCAGGGTACGCTAGTTTATATAAGCCGTCCATTTTAGCGACTGCTTCTCTATGTCCTGTGTGATCTCCAGATGTATACGCCGTCATAAAAGTCTGATCCCTATTATACCTAGCAATTTCTTGCTGGGCTTGTTGCGGAGTCATAACAAAAGATCTAGCTTGAGCAGCATCAGTTCCGCCCTCTGCTATACCTTCTCCAATCTTAGCAAATAGTTTAACAAACATCGGATTATTTCCATTACCCGTGCTGTGTAACCATTGTTTTAGACTGTCATCTCCATAGGAATCAACTGCTCTTTTAGCAAGATCGATTCTTTCATCATAAGCTTTACCGAACTCTTTTTTCAATCCTGTAACCCATTCAGCCGCTTTTTGGCCATCTGATTCACCTGATAGTTCAGCTTTCTTACCTATATATTCATGGTATCCATCATATATAGCTTTAGCTTGATTAGGAGTTAAACCTGCTTTATAAGATAAGTCTTTGAATTGTGTTTCAAATCCCTCATCATAATCCATTCCTTCTGGAAGGGAAGGTCTATCTCCAAATTGGTAACCGTCAGCTTTTTCAGGTCGTCCTAATTGGCTATGAAAGGAACTGATTTCTTCATCAGTAGCACCTTCTCCTGGTAAAGCTATTCTATTTTTACCTATTAGTTTTTGGCCATTTATATAACTTTTGGCCATGCTTCCAACATCTTTAATGTCAGATAGCGAAGGGTCATTTCGTATTTCGTCAGGAAGCCCAGATCTCCAATCTGCAGGTGCTTGCGCCTCTGCCGCTGGAGCGTCCGAGCTACCCGTTAATACGGACCCAGTTTGTTCTTGATCACTCATTTATTGCCTCCTGGTTGATCATGTTTTTAAAGTCCTCAGGTTTCTTATTAAGAAACTTGAGTATTGACACAACGATACGTCTCATACCTTCTCTGTGAGCTGTTTCGTGCGAATCGTTCGGTACATGCGTAGTATCCAATACGAATCCTGTTTTACAAAGATGATCTAATACTATTTCACCATCTTTTGTATTAAACACTGCTTTATAGTGTTCATGTAATTTTTCTAATCCCAGTTTATCTTTAGCCAACTTGATTTGCCTCTCTTTGTGCTAGGTTAGCATCAGCAACATTTTTACCTGCTTCACTTTCCATCTTAGCTTGCTCAGCCTCCATCATTTGCTGTTGTGCTTCTTGTCTAGCTTGTCTTTCCTGCTCAACTTGTTCTTTTTCATTTAATATTTGAGGTGGAGCATCTAATAAATGGTGGAAGTATCTAAACGTTTCATCCACATTCATATTATCTAGTAACTCAGGTTTAACTTGTAATAATGGTGCCATACTTTCAAATAGTCTAGTAATAGTAAACATTTGATTAGATTTTTGAGCTTTAGCAATAGGTGATACATATTCTATCTTCATTTCCATACCTTCTAGTTCAGAAGGAGCTTCTGGAATTAATCTTCTTCTAGATAAAATTTGGAATACTCTATCAATAAGGGGACCTAAAAATTCTACTTGTAATCTACCAACCATTGGACCCATAAGTCTCATTTTCTCTTCTTGTCTAGCTACAACTTCAGTAGCAGTCATATTACCATTCTTTTGGTTTTTGCCATCAGGTAATTGCATCCAATCAACGTGGTATGATTGTAATATATGCTCGCGTCTATTCTGAATAATATCTAGTCCTATATCTAATCTAGCATTAGTTTGTAATGGTTCAATTCTATCTTGTGTACCTGAACGATAGAAGTTTAATCCACCAGGAACAGTTCTTACAGGTAATATAAATCCATCGTCAGGTACAAGTAAGGGAGGGTCGGTAACTTTTTGCGCAGCTTTAATAACTGTCTTCATCATTTGATTTACCATTTTAATATCTGGTAAACAAGTCATTGATGGAGAACGACCATATATCTCACCAGCAACTTTCTGCCAACGAGGAACCATATATGGAAATTCATCAAAACCACCTTCTTCTAATAATGCTTTCTCTTCAATTAAAACATAACAAGACTTATAATTCTTCTCTGTTTTCTTTTTAATAGGCATACCATAAGTTTCAGATGGCTCAACTGCATGTATAACATCAAATTCTCTATAAGGGTCTTTTTGTGAAATCTTAACTACATTTTCTGGAACATTTTCTCCAAATCTTTCTATTAGTTGTCTACCTGTTCTTTTATATTTTCTATATAATGTATCAACAACACCTGCATCATTCTCTTGAATAAAACAATCAGCTAAGTGATAAGTTCTAAAAGATATAGGTGCTCCGGCTTTATCTTGAACCATCATCACACCTGTACCAAGGAGCCTAAGTCTAAATAAAGTTCATGTGCTTGGGAATTGAAATTTGTTTCTGGAATATTAAAAACTCTATCATATAATATATTAGTAACTGTATCTAACCATGTTTTAACAGGAAGTTCTCTGTTTAATTGATCATCAAAAGTTTTTAATACAAACCATCTTTGCGAAGGGGAAGTTAGAAAGCTGTGAAGACCTGATGCTAAATTTTCGTTAGCTAATGGAGCTGTTGTATCAAATATCTTTTCATATCTATTTGTATCACCTCTATAACGAAGTGTAGAAAAGTCTCCTCTATTAGGATTTACATATTCTGCACAATCCTGCCAAAGGTTTTCCCATGGAGTTCTAAATGATTTTAAAGACTCCTGCTTGGAAATAATTTTAGTTACTAAATCTCCATTCATTAATTACTGTCCTAATAAAGTTTTCTTAGCAATAGCTGCTTCTTCTTCCACACCTTGTCCTGACGTTAATATAGTTTTTCTTCTACTATATCTCTGTCTTTCCTTAGTCCTCGCGTCAGCACCTGCACTCGAATCCGGTTTTGGAGTCGGTGGTGGTGGCGGAGGAGGTGGTGGTGGACTAGGTCTTCTAAAAATGCCTCCCATTTACCCTCCTAATATTCCATAATCATTTTCAGCAAAAGTTGGGAGCTTTTGCTTATCCTTTGTTAAATCCCTTGTTCCCAATGCAAGGTATCGAAATGCGTCAGCAGCATGACTTGTCCAGTCATGTAAAGGTTTATCACGATACACTTTACGCTTCTCGTCATAATCTTTTCTATACTGCCGCAAAGCCTCAACTAGAGTTGTACACCTTTTTTCGTCAAAATAACACCTTGAAAGTATAGTTCTTGCAGCTTCTATTCCGTCCTCAATAAGTACATGCGGACAAACATGGAACCGTAATCCTAGGTCCCTAGCTACTTCAAATCTTGATTTTCCAGTTCCCATTTCTCTAACTTTAATATCATGAGGAGCTATATGCTTTCCATATATATAATCCTTCTCTCTGATAACCTTAACATAATGGGGTATACCCTCTCCTTGGTTTTCATAGTAATCTATAATTCTATATTCATTACCAAATTGCTGAAAAAATATAATAGCTGTAGAATCACCCATTCCTAAGTCCCATGATGTATGGACTTCTAATCTAGGTTCATGAGGTACTTCTTTTATTCGTTCTTCAGCTAATGCTTTAGCCATTAAGCTACCATAATAAGAACCAACTAATGGAGCATCAAAACTACAATAAAATTCTTGTTGGATTAATTCTTCAGGCATTCCTGCACCACGTTCATCTTCTATAGCTTCAGCAGGAACAGCACTCGTATCATCAACACTTAATTTTTCACAGAACCATTTGTCATTTCTAGAAGCCATATTAAATAAATCGTATCCGTGATTTCTACCTCTAGCGGTATAAATAAAAACCGCCCATCCTCCATTCTCTGCCAAGATGGGACGAACGAGATCCCAGGCCCGCGGATCCTGAAGACTGAATTCTGAGAAGATGACTCCAATGGGGTTTGATCCCACCAAGCGGTCAACGTTATCTGTTCCAACAACCTGGTAAATGGACCCATTCTTAAGTTCCAATCTCATGTCTGTATTGTTTACAGAGGCCCAAAGTTCTTTTGGAAAATGTTCTAGAAACCCTCTTCCTGCTTTTGTCATCCCATCCCATACAATTTTTCTTCCTTGGTTGTATGTGGGTAACAAGTGCCAATATAAACCTCTTCTTTGCAAAGCTGCTGTGACACACCAATTGACTGATAGTAAGTCTTTACCTGCTCTTCTGTGCCATACTGCAACTGCACGTTTACCACCTTTTTCTAAAAAATTCCAAAGGTCTTTTTGGTAATCACGCGGTCGCCAGTCGTGTGGGACCGATATTTCCATAAATTACTTTTCTTCTTCTGCAAATTGCACAAGATTAACTTTTAATCCACCATCAAGATTAGCATCCATTTCGATAGCTTTTCTTTTTGGTGCAATATATTGTGCGAGTTCCTTATTTGCTTGAAATCTTAATTCAGGAGTATTGCTATTATCCATGGAAATATTAGCTAATGCTTCAATAGGATCGCAGCCAAGTTGTTCTAACTTAGCTTGTACAGCTTTAGTTTTTTCTCCTAAAGAACCTTTCGGTCTACCTGCACCTGATCTAAATCCGCCTGCTCCTTGTGTACTCATTAAAATATTATTGCTCCTAATATAAATGCTCCTACTATTACTGCATAAATGTATTTACTCTTTAGACAGCAGTTCAGGCACTGTTGGCATACTAGTTTTAGTTCCTTTAACATATTCCTCCTCTAACGTTTCAAATGTTGCAACGTTGTTATCATTTAGTATTACTTGTTTCTTTGCTTCCTCAAAACTGGGAGCTTCAAGAAACATAACACGTACATTCGCCATCATATCAGGCTTTTCCATTATACGCACTTTCCATTGCATAGTAAACTATATATTCTGTTTTTTTTCTTCTTGACACCAAAATCTTATAATAGGTTTATTTAGTTCCACGTCTACTGCATCGAACTTCTCGAACATCTTGCCGCCTTCTATATATCCGGAAAGAGCACACTCCCTATACGAATCAAATATAAAAGCAGGATTTGTTATGGGT